CCTAACCGAAGCCAGAAAGTTAATAGACGAAAGAATTAAAGAACTATTCGAACAAAAATTAGAAATAATTAAACAACGAATAGTTGTAGAAGAATCTGAAAAGTTAGGTCTAACTGAAGCTAACGTTCAGAAGATGGGTAGAACAAAGTTAGTACGTATACGTATACGTGCTGGCAAAGTACAGAGAAGGAAAAAATTCTCATCTGTGCCTGGTTATACAATACGTGGAGGCAAAGTCGTAAGAATGTCTTCACAAGAACGCCGCCATCGTAAGATGGGGGCACGTAGGGCTAAAATTAAACTTAGAAGTAAGAAGAATCAAATCTTACGGAAAAGAAAAATATCGTTAAGAAAACGAAAGGCAATGGGAGTAAAATGAAACTTATTAAAGAAATTACCGAAACGGTTAGTTATTTAACCGAAGAAGCTGACGGTAAAAAAGTCCTTCATATTGAAGGTCCGTTTCTTGTTGCCGAAAAGAAAAACAAAAACGGTCGTATCTACGAATTCAATACACTACGTAAAGAAGTTCACAGATACACCGAAGATTATATCAATAAGCATCGTGCTTTTGGTGAATTGGGTCATCCTGATTCTCCATCAATCAACTTGGATCGTGTGTCTCACATGATTACTGGTCTACGTGAAGACGGCAACCAGTGGATTGGTAAAGCAAAGATTCTTGATACACCCATGGGTAACATTGCAAGAAGCCTTATCGAAGGTGGCGCACAATTAGGTGTGTCTTCTAGAGGTATGGGTTCTCTAAAAATGGTCAACGGTGTGAACGTTGTGCAACCCGATTTCTATCTTGCCACAGCGGCAGATATTGTGGCCGATCCTTCTGCACCTGGAGCATTTGTTCAGGGAATTATGGAAGGCAAAGAATGGATGTTAGTAGATGGTAAGTGGACCGAAGTTCATCTTGAAGAAGCAATACAACAAGTTCGTAAGGCTTCACGTAAAGAAATCGAACAAGTAAGTTTACAAATTTTCGAAACCTTCCTTAGAAAACTATAATATTATAAATATCCACATACAAAACCAAGGAGAGTTTTAAATGGTTAAAAAGTTCAATCTGTCTGAAGCTGCCGCTGATATTCTAAACAAAAGCATTTCTTCAGCAAAAAAAGGTACCGAAGGTTCTTCTAGACTGCCTACATCCGTAGTTGCAGGCCAAAAAGAAGTCGGTGAAATTGGTACAGAAGTTACCAAAACAACCGACTCTGGTCCAGATGCCACTAAAGGTGTTCCAACAGCTACACCACCAGGCGCTACACCTCCAGTAGGTTCAGAGCCAATGAAAAAGATTACCGGTCAGCCTTCTGAAAAAGGTTCTGTTGAAGCACCTGAAGGCAAACCTGGTACCCAAAAAATGGAAAAAAATAAAGGTGCTACATTCCAATCTTACGGTCAAAATAACGAAGATGAAGAATTAGATGGCGAAGTGGTTGCCGAAGCTGAAGACAAAGAAGACCACGAAGACGAAAAGAAAGATAAAGCCATGATGAAAAAAATGATGGCTAAGAAAGGTCTAAAAGAAGACATTGATGCATTGCTTCAAGGTGAAGACCTATCAGAAGAATTTGTTTCTAAAGCTACTACAATTTTCGAAGCTGCCGTTATGTCACGTGTAGAAGAACTTGCAGAAGAAGTGGAAGCACAACTTCATGAACAATTCGAACAAGCAGTTGAAGAACTCAAAGAAGACTTTGCATCCAAAATTGATGACTACCTAAACTACATGGTAGAAGAATGGATGAAAGAGAATGAGTTGGCTATCGAGTCCGGCCTACGTGCTGAAATCGTAGAAGACTTTATTGGTGGTCTAAAGAATCTATTCGCAGAACACTACATCGATATTCCAGAAGAAAAGGTTGATGTTGTTCAAGAAATGGCAGACAAAGTTGAAGAACTAGAAGCCAAATTGAACGAAGAAATCCAAAATTCAATTCAAGTTCGCAAAGAACTAAACGAACAAAAAAGAATTCAGGCCGTGCAAGCAGTTTGCGAAGGCCTAACGCAGACTCAGGTAGAAAAACTTAAATCACTCGCAGAGAGTGTTGAGTTCACAACTGAGGAAGAAGTCGCAGAAAAACTTAACACATTGAAAGAAGCGTATGCTCCTTCTAAGACTGTTAAAGCTGCCGAAAAATCTGCCCTAGAAGAAGGCGTTGAAGTACCAGAAGATAAGCCATCAAAAGCATCTACTGATCCTCTAATTAACGCTGTTGTTAATTCAATCTCAAAATCTGTGGCAAAATAAATATACCACACTTAATTAAAACAGGAGTAATTTAAATGTTTTTATCTGAAGAACTAAAACAAAAATGGCAACCTGTTCTGGAGCACCCAGAACTAGAAGCTATTAAAGATCCATACAAGAAAGCTGTTACAGCATGTATTCTTGAAAACCAATCTCAAGCTATGGCGTCTGACCGTGCTCAAATGGGTATGTTGAACGAAGCTACTGCTGGTGGTCCATCCATGGCTACTGGCGCCGGTGTTCAAAACTTTGACCCAATCTTGATTTCATTGGTTCGCCGTGCGCTACCTAACTTGATTGCTTATGATGTTGCTGGCGTTCAGCCAATGACAGGACCAACAGGTTTGATTTTCGCAATGCGTGCCAAGTACGGTGAAAACAATCAAGCCGCTGGTCAAGAAGCATTCTTCAACGAAGCTAACACCAAGTTCTCTGGTATTGGTTCTGACACAAACCGTTTCGGTTTCGCTAACAACACCACTGGTGATACATTGACCAACCCAGTTGGTAACGGTTTCACAACAGCTAACACATTCACAACCGGTATCGGCATGCCTACGGCTACTGCTGAATATCTAGGCTCTGATTCAAACACAGCTTTCGGTCAAATGGCTTTCTCTATCGAGAAGGTTACTGTGACTGCTCAAAGCCGTGCGTTGAAAGCTGAATACTCACTAGAACTTGCACAAGACTTGAAAGCAATTCACGGTCTTGACGCTGAAACAGAATTGTCTAACATTCTGTCTACAGAAATTCTAGCTGAAATCAACCGTGAAGTTATCCGTACAATCTACACTGTTGCTAAGAACGGTGCTCAGTATGGTACAACAACTGCTGGTACATTCGACCTTGACACTGACTCTAACGGCCGTTGGTCTGTTGAGCGTTTCAAAGGTTTGATTTTCCAAGTTGAACGTGATGCTAACGTTATTGCCAAAGAAACTCGTAGAGGTAAAGGCAACGTGATGATTGTATCATCTGACGTTGCTTCCGCTATGGCTATGGCTGGTGTTCTACAGTACACTCCTGCATTGTCTACTGACTTGCAAGTTGATGACACTGGCAACACATTCGCTGGTTTGCTCCACGGTCGTATCAAGGTCTATATCGACCCGTACTTCGGTGGTTACACATCTAACCAAGAGTTGGTGACAATCGGTTATAAGGGTTCTTCTCCTTATGACGCTGGTCTATTCTACTGCCCATACGTTCCGCTACAAATGGTTCGTGCAGTTGACCAGTACACATTCCAACCAAAGATTGGTTTCAAGACACGTTACGGCATGGTTGCAAACCCATTTGCTGGCGGTACAAACGTAGACCTAGGTCAGTTGTACTCTAAGCGTAATACGTACTACCGTATTTTCAGAGTCGCCAACCTAATGTGATTCTCAAGTAAAAGAAGCCAACGCAGATTGGCACTTTAAAAGAGGAGCAGAAATGCTCCTCTTTTTTTGTTCCTAAATAGTAAACAGGAGACAATTATGAAACCAGAAAATAGAAATTTTTTACAACCAACAAAATTTATTCTGACATTCCCAGAAGTGCCAGACATGGTATATTTTTGCCAAAAAGCAAATCTTCCAGGTGTGTCGTTGGGTCAAGCAGTACAGTCAACACCTAATCTTGACCTATACCACTCTGGCACCAAGTTGGAATACGGCACATTCGATGTTTCTTTTCTGGTGAATGAAAATTTGACGGCATGGACTACACTATATGATTGGATGAAAGACCTTTCTTCCGTTGAGTCTACATACACAAAGAGAAAAGCAAACCGAAAACAAGCTGTTCTTACCATTATGTCCAATCAAAACAATCCAAAACTGCGTATAAAATATCTTAACATTTTTCCAATTTCGGTTGGTGATTTGGAATTTGATACCACATTATCAGCAGAGGAACATGTTATTGCAACGGCATCTTTTCGTTACGATTTGTTTGAAATAGAACCGCTTTCGTGATATAATGTAATTTTGCAATGGAGAATATAATGAGTAAACTTGAAGAAATTTTGAAAGAGTGGGAAAAGGATTCTGTGATTGATTCCACGGAACCGGGTAAGGAACTTCTAAAAATACCCACACTACATAATAAGTATCTAAAGATTCTTGTGAACCACAGGCTTGCTATGAAGCGTGTGAACTTTGATTATGCACGTATGCGTAAAATCAAAGAAGAATATTATAACGGTTCTTTATCACAAGAAGAACTAGATGAGTATGGTTGGGAACCTTTCCTCTTGAATGTGAAGACTAAACAAGGTATCGAACGCTACATGGAATCTGACACTGAACTTATTCGTTTGTTAGAAAAGAAAATGTATCACGATGAAGCTATTGCGGTTTGTGAATCTATCATGCAAGAATTAAAGAGTAGGACTTTCCAACTAAAAGATTATATTGCATGGGAAAGATTCATCGGTGGAAACTAAACTAATAGTAACGAAACGAAACGAAGCGTATGTTAAGGTAAATTGTGAGCGTTCGACAGCACAAGAGTTGTCGGAGTTTTTTACCTTCTACGTACCTGGTCATCAATTTACTCCAGCGTTTCGTAATAAAATTTGGGATGGAAAAATAAGGCTCTTTGACCTTAGAACGTTTCAGGTTTACCACGGTCTTCTTCCTTACATAGAAAACTTCTGTGAAGAACGTGAGTATACATTGGAGTATGGTGATCCAAGACCCGATTTGACCGAAGATTATTCTGTGTATCATGCAGACAAGTTTATCACAGACTTAAAGTTGCAGTCAAGAAATAATGATATAGAAGTTAGAGATTACCAAAAAAATGCATACGTACATGCTATGCGAAACAAACGGTGTCTTCTGCTCTCACCAACATCATCGGGTAAATCTCTAATCATTTATCTTGCAGTGCGTCAACTACTAACATACAAGTGTAAGAGGGGCCTCATTATTGTTCCAACAACATCTCTTGTTGAACAGTTGTATTCAGACTTTGCTGATTACTCAACCAAGAACGGTTGGAATGTGCAAGAGAATGTACATAGAATCTACCAAGGTAAAGATAAGAACACAGACTTACCGCTTACAATATCCACATGGCAATCACTGTACACACAGCCCGAAGAATATTTCCACCAGTTTGATTTCATCATTGGTGACGAAGCACACCTGTTCAAAGCACAATCGCTTGTTTCGATTATGTCGAACTGTATCAATGCAAAATATCGCATTGGTCTAACTGGTACACTTGACGGTACAAAGACACACAAATTGGTGCTTGAAGGTCTTTTTGGTCCTGTTCAAAAGGTAACAACTACCAAAGAACTCATGGACAATAAACAGATTGCGGATTTTTCAATCAAATGTTTGGTACTTAAACATGATGATGAAGTGTGCCAACTCATGAAGGGTAAAACCTATCAAGAAGAAATAGAATACTTGATCCTGAATGAAACTCGTAACAAATTTATTAAAAATCTTGCGGTATCTTTGAATGGAAACTCTCTAATTCTTTACCAATATGTTGACAAACATGGTAAAATACTGTATGATATGATAACTAATACCGAGAAACTTGGTGCTAGGAAAGTCTTCTTTGTTTACGGAAAAACAGACACAGATACAAGAGAAGAAGTCAGACGGATCACCGAGGAAGAAAATGACGCTATTATTGTGGCTAGTTATGGTACCTTTAGCACTGGAATTAATATTAGGAATCTCCATAATATTATATTCGCATCTCCATCCAAATCAAGAGTTCGAAATCTCCAGTCTATTGGAAGAGGCTTACGAATCGGTGACAACAAGACTGAGGCGGTTCTTTACGATATAGCAGATGATCTCCGCTACAAGAATTATATGAATTTTACTCTGAAACATTTTGTAGAAAGAACTAAGATATATAATGAGGAGAAATTCACCTATAAACTCTATAAGATAGGATTAAAAAATGGAAGCAATAAAAATACTACGTCTTAAATCAGGTGAAGATATTATAACATACTTAGAACAGGTGGACAAATTGAATTTCATTGTAAGAGAACCTATGGTGGTTCTTCTTAAGAATGATACAAGATCAGGTAGACAAATCATTATGATGGATCATTGGTTACCTGCACCACTCATACAAAACAATGAGGCATTCATCACAGAGAGTGAGATTGTTACAATTTTGGAACCCACATCTGAATTCTCCGAATACTTTGAGAATGCTGTGGATACTATACATAAAGCCAAGACTGTGGAAGAAGATTCTTCTGAAGCAAGTGAAGAAGAAATGAGTAAAGATTTGATGACTATGATGCTGGATTCTGTTGGTCCGGATATATCCATAGTTCATTAATTAACATGCAGAGGCTACATTCTGGAGTGTAGACCTTTGTCAAGTGGAAGTCAAGCAATTTAAAGGTACATATATCATGGAACAAGAAACAATACCAATGCCGGTTGCAAAACCAAAAAGGCATTACATCAACAATGCAGATTTTTGCCAAGCACTCTTGCAATACCAAGCGGATGTAGCTGAGGCAAAAAAGACTGGTGCATCAAAACCAAAGATTCCCAATTACATTGGCGAATGCTTTATGAAAATTGCTGAAGGTCTGTCACACAAACCAAACTTCATCAACTACACATACAGAGATGAAATGGTTGGAGATGGCATTGAAAACTGCCTTATGTACTTTGAAAACTTTGACGTTTCAAAGTCGAGCAACC